TGGATGGCCGCTGGGTTATGCGTGATGTGGTACTGGCTGGCCGCTTCGATGGCATCCTGAAGCATAAGCAGACTGGTGCGTTGTACTTGCTAGAGTTCAAGACAGCACGTACACTGAAGACTGTGGGTTACGTATACCGCCAGCTGCAGGGTACAGTCTATACATGGGCTGCACAACAGCTTTATGGTGATGATGTTAAAGGAATTGTTTATCGCATCCTGCGCAAGACTGCACCCAAGCCACCTAAGCCATTGAAGAGTGGTGGGTTCAGCCAAGCCAAGAGTCAGGTTACATCGTTCAGATACTTCAAGTTCTGGCTGGATATGTATGCAAATAAGTTCGGTCTTAACCCGAGGCAGCTGTATCGTGAGAACAAGAAGATACTAACGTACCTGCATAGCCAGGATGACGCATTCTTTGTAGAGCGTACACTCCATAAAACACCACAGTTGCTTTGGAGTGCAATGAGTATTGTCTACAAAGCGGCCATACAGATGATCGATCCGAATGTAGACATCTACCCACAACCATCGTGGGCTACATGCAACTATTGCCCGTTCCAAGATATATGCGACTTGATGGAACTGGGAATGCCATCCGAAGCGGAGGCATTGTTGGCAGCGGAGTACGCACCACGCTCCTACTGGGAGGATGATAATGAATAAACGTGCGGAGGAACGGCTACGTATTCAACTGAGTCTACGCTTTACACAGCGCGTTAAGCGTTTAATGCGCGAGTTTGCCAGTGCCGATGGCTCGCCTCCGGTTGATAATCCGCAATACCTGGAGGCACTGCACAACGAGATCGCTCGCTATGACCAGGAGACGAAGCTACTCACAGGAGGTGCCGGTTGAGTTTCAAGAACGAGTTCCGTTGGTCACACTCCAGGCAGAATAACTTTGATAAGTGTCGTAGGTTATACTACCTACGGCATTACGCTATGTGGAATGGGTGGCAGTCGAACGCTACCAGAATGCAGAAACTATGCTACCGTCTGTCAAAGATGACTAATCAGTACATGCTGGCAGGTTCCATTGTACATAGGAGTATTGAGTGGTACCTAAAGCTCGCTCGGATGGGCCATCTCGCTACACTGGATGAACTGCATGAGACGGCCACGAATATTGTAAGGCGTGCTTGGAGGCAGTCAGTAAAGCAGCAGTGGGAGCGTAACCCCAAGGGTGCGTGCAATCTCTTTGAGCATTACTATGGTCGTGAGGTTGATACGGAGCGGATGAAGGCCACGATAGAGGACTGCCTCAACAACTTCCATACATATGCACTGCCGATAGTCATAAGCTGCAAGGATGGTTGGAAGACGTTAGAGGAGTTCCAGAGTCTCGATGTAGGGGACTACGCCATTGGCCTGGCGATGGACCTTGCCTATGAGCTTGACGGCCGTATCCATATTATCGACTGGAAGACCGGCAAGCCAGACCCGGCCACCAAGCAACAGCTTATGGTGTACGCTCTATATGCTGCCCAGCAGTGGGGCTATGCTGCGAAGGATATCCAGACGACAGTATACTACTTACGTACGAACGGTGTGGAGTCGGTTATCCCTGCAGAGGAGTCACTGGCTGAGCGGCTGGAGCAGGTTGATGTGCAGGTGGATGCGATGGCAGACTACCTGGAGGATCGTGACCTTGACCTGAACGAGCCGCTGCATCCAATGGAGTTTCTACGTACAGAGGACGAGTGGAAGTGTAATGGCTGCTCTTACAGGGAGGTATGTCATGGAAGGTAAGTACATTGCTTGGACCATTACGGAGCTGAGATGTCCACAATGTAACGAGATGCTTTATACCGATGGTCAAATCCGTGTATGCCGTTTCTGCGGATTCAGTTCTCGCTATGATAAACGCTACAATCCACTGTCCGAGGATATATGGAGCCGGCAAAAGGCGGTCAGGGTACTGCGTGAGGCTATTGCGGATATATGGCCGCATCCACCACCCTTCGATAGTTGGGCCTTTGCAGTGACTGAACTGGCTGAAGTGGGCGATGTCCTGCTTCGCATGAACCTGTTCGGTAAGAAGAAGTACATCCGCAACAACGAGAAGTCGGCCACCAAGGAGGACTTGGCCAGGAAGCTTGGTGATGTCATGCTGATGTTGGCCACACTCGCCAATCATTTCAATATTGACTTGTCCCTTGCACTAGAGTGGTGCATTAACTACTTTGCAGACAAGTATGGGGAGCGGATATTCTATGGTAAAGATGTGTGAGCATGTGGTTCTGGGGGTCATTGTAGGACACCCAGCCAGTGGACCATGCCCATCACGGGAAGAACTGGAGCGGCACGCGCAATGGTTTCTTGGGGCGATCGAGTATCGCAGAGAACATCCAAAGCAGCCAGGCGAAGAGGGATACGAATTGTGGAGGCATTACCAAGGAGGGGATGTGCATGAAAATAGAAAAGTTTGATAGTGTACCCCTGATCAGGCTATTGGTGTATGGTGATTCTGGTAGCGGCAAAACCACGCTCATTGGTTCCGCTATGGACTGCGAGGAGACATCCCCGCTGTTGGTGCTAAACGCTGGTGGGCAGCCAATCTCACTGAGGAACTATAAGCCACGGCCGCTGGTCTTGACCATTGAGGCGATGAAGGATTTCAATTATGTCTACAGGTGGCTGAAGAGTGGTCAACCAAGCGCACTCGATCCCTCGAAGCATAGGCGTCCAGAGATGACTGTAATCGCCAAATACCTGAAGCATGTAGAGGCCAAGGCATTCAAGTCCGTTGCGATTGACTCTGCTACATACGTTCAGCGTATTGCCATGAGAGGGGTCATAGGGTGGTCAGCCAAGGAGCCGGATACCACCAGAGACAGTGCGGACTTGCTCCCCGGCGATATTCCTCCGCCCACCTCGCAACCCCAGTGGGGCCGGGTACTTGCGCAGATGACCAACTTGGCCGATTTGTATTACAAGAATATACCCATACACGTTATGATAACTGCACTGACACGCAGAGATACCATCGAATCCATGGGCCTGACACTATTCGCTCCGTTCCTATGGGGCCAGAGCAGCATGGAGGTTCCAAGCCATGCTGAGATTGTTGGTAGGCTGATGTGTACAGCATCTATCTCGTCGAGGGACCAGAAGGCGGTCGCACAGGCAGCACAGGGCGCAGGAAAGGCCGTTCCACACAGTATACTATACCTCAAGGGTGGGCGCGATTTTATTGCCAAGTGGCAGGGTGTTGACAATCCACCGGCTATGATGCCCAGTCCGACAATAGGTAAGATCATTCAGGTATTGAAACGTTAGGCAGGGCTAACGTCCAATCACATCACATAACATCACATAACGGAGGTAAACGAAATGCCAGATTTGGTTGTAGACTTTTCCGATGTACAGGAATTCAAACCTGTCCCCATCGGATGGTACGATATGGAGGTTGCCGAGACACGTATCGGTACCTCACAAGCAGGTAACCCGAAGGTTACATTTGTCCTGTCAATCGTTGGCGGTGACCATGAAGGTCGTAAGCTCATTGATGACCTTGTGCTCGTTGGCAAGGGCCTGTGGCGGACTAAGCAGGCGTTCAATGCGTTTCTTGGTGAGGTTGAAGGCAAGGTTACATTCAACCCCGACGACTTCGTGGGAGAGACCGCACAGGTCAGAGTGATCCATCGGGTGTGGCGCGAAGAGGATGGTGGCGACGGTGCGGTGCGTTCAAGGCCGCAGAACTATCGGCCAGCAAGTCCGGATGAGAGCTTGGCCGGGATGTTCGACGAGGAAGACCCGTTCACCCCACCCGCTCCTCAAGTGCAGGAAGACATTCCGTTCTAGCGTAGTATAATAGTGGGGGATGCCCTGCCATCCTTCACTACTGAATTATTATGAATATCTTTGAACTCTGCTTTGAAGGTACAGATGGTTTCGTTGAATTGTCCTTGGGCGGTGTACTGGACCACAACCGTAGGTGGGTTACTGTTGAGAAGGCGTTGTCGATGGGAGGTGTACCTGACAATACGCCCAGTGCATACTTTGGTCCTGCAGTCCGTAGGAGCAAGGGAGCAATGGGCAAAGCCAATGTGAAATGCTCCCAGGTCTGCTGGGTAGATATTGATCGTGGTATAAAGCAGGTACCAAGCATACTACCGCCGACAGCTGTAGTGTGGTCAGGCCATGGACTCCACGGGTACTGGAAGCTCGACAAGTTCATCAGTGACCATACAGAGTTGGAGAGACTGAACCAGCTGCTGGCCGTACATGTCGACGGTGACTCATGCCATAATGCTGACCGCATCATGAGAGTACCCGGGTCACTTAACGTCAGGGAGGAGACCGCCCCTGTGCAGTGTAGGCTGGTAGGCATCTGGCCTGGTCGTGTATACTCTGTAAAGGATATTGATGTTCTGAGCCAGCTGGAGCAGAAGTACATACATAAGATTCTTACAGGTGACAAGCGTGGGTTCCGTACACGAAGTGAGCGAGACTGGAATATTATAAGTGCATTGCTGTTGGCTGGGTGTAGTGAGAGCACCATTAAGCTAATCTTCTCGGTACACCAGTGTGGAGACAAGTACCGTGACCCATCCACCGATGGTGAGCGCTATCTACAACACACCATCAAGCGGGCTGGACTCAAGGCGCAGGAGAAGCTGCATATTGTACGTGCAGCCGATGATGGATACTTTGTAGGTACACGTAGGGTCTCCACGTTCGTAATGAAGCCGAAGCTGCTCCTTGAAGGTGACATTGACTCATTCTTATGTGATATACATGCATCCGGTACTGACCATGTGTGGAAGGATATTGTCGTACCTGTGACAGCCTTCGCCAGTAACAGAGCGTTCTGTAACTCACTGACCAAAGCTGCATGGGTTTGGCTGGGGCGTGATAGTGATGTCAAGGCACTGCAGATGTCATTGATGCGGGAGTTACAGGGTAAAGGCGTACCACGGGCAGTCGCTACGAGTATGAGAGGTAGACATACCCTGGAGAGTGATGAGCGTACCTTCTTTGTGGCTGATGACTGTACCCTTGCATCGGACGGCTCCGTATGGGATATACACGATGCGCCCATTGTCTATGTTGATCCACACCGGGAAACGCCACGCATTGCGCTTCGCAACACTCATGTGGATAGAGCATTGTTAGGTGAAATTGCAGGTACGCTACCACATATCAATAGGCCCGGAACGATCTGGCCCATGATCGGCTGGTTCATGTCAACGCCAATGAAACCTGAACTGAAGCGTCTTGGGTACAGGTTTCCAATACTCAATGTATTTGGAACCAGAGGCAGTGGTAAGACTACTACGATCATGCAGGTGTTCCAGCCCATGCTGGGATTTGTGGAGGAGCGTAGCTATGATGCAAACACTACACGCTTTGTTTGTCTGTCGCTTCTTGGTTCCACTAATGCAGTGCCTATTGCGTTCAGTGAGTTCCGTGTTGCACAAGCTACTGACTTCACGCGATATGTGCTACTGGCATACGATACAGGCCGTGATCCGCGTGGCAGGGCCGATCAGACCACTGTGGACTATCCGTTGGTTGCTCCGTTCAGTATTGATGGAGAGGATATGGTCGAAGATCCGGCATCGATTGAGCGGGTGGTGGCTGTTCGAATGATTCCGTCAGATATCGCCGAAGGTACGACTGCGTGGAAGACATTCAGCAAGCTACAGACATTGGAGTTGACAGCTTTTGCTGGTCCGTATATAATGCATACGCTGCGGTCTGATGTGGGATCGCTTGTTGATACTGCAGAGCAGGATGTCTGGGAGGCGTTTCCAGAGACACTACCAACACGTATCAGGCGTAATCTTACTGTTGCATGGACTGGAGTATTATCGTTAGCCGCCTTTATGCGTACTTACAATATCTACTGCTACCCGGAGGAAGGCGCTCATGTGATGGCGGAAGCACTCGACAATGTATTCTCAGTCAGTTTGGGACGGGCGCCTACAGAGGCAGATGCATTCATTGAGATGATTGTGAATACTGCTGCACGTGGAACAAAGCTGTTTCCGTGGGTCATTGACAATGGTGTGCTCTGGTTCCAACTGATGCCCGCATTCGAGTTTTATGCTGGACAGAGGGCACACCAGCGCAGAAGTACACTCTCACGCAAGACGATTCGTACGCAGTTACTGGAGCTTGTCGGGGAGTTTGTAGTATCACCTGAAGTACGTGTTATCGGGGGCCGTAAGGTGCAAGCCTACGGAATCGACCTCAGTGACGCCCATGAATCCGGACTGGATGTTCCGTCACGGATAAGGAGGCGTGAGGTCGTCATATCACTAGATGGAGGTGGCTAATGAGTAGGGCAGTCGTGTTACTGAGTGGCGGAATGGATAGTGCTACGGCACTCTACTGGGCACGTGACGAGGTTGGATTGGAGGTTGTTCGGGTAATGACCTTCGACTACGGCCAGCGTGGTAGTGGCCTTGAGTGGGATTGTGCACGTGCTCTCGTTGAGCATGCAGGGCTGGATGAGATCATCCACATAGACAATTACCTGGACATCATGGCCGACTGCGCACTACAAAGCCCGATGGCATCACTGGAACCTGGTGAGGTTCATGCCGGGCTACCAACCACATATGTGCCGGCGCGTAACCTCATCCTCATTGCACATGCTGCTGCAGTTGCCTTTGAGGTAAATGCGAATATGATTATTGGTGGCTGGACCTCCGTCGACACTGACTATCCCGATTGCCGTCCGATGTTCTTGGCACTGGCTGCACAGGCTGCATCATTGGCGGTGGGGCGCTTTACGGACCAGCTACAGGTCTACTCGCCAGTGCAATACACGTCCAAGACCGATATAGTCAAGATGGGTGAGAAGCTTGGCGTTCCGTGGGAGCTGACTCGCAGTTGTTACGATGGATACAAGGCTCCATGCCTCAAGTGTGACTCGTGTCTGAAGCGGATCAAGGCTTTCGTGGAGGCGGGTGTGTGTGACCCGTTGGTGGCAGATGCTACGAGTGAATGAGATATTCACGAGTATACAGGGCGAAGGCTACTGGACTGGACTGCCTGTGGTGTTCCTACGTCTTCAAGGCTGTAACCTGAACTGCTCCTGGTGTGATACCAAGAGGGCATTGAGCCCGGATGGGGGCAAACTATGGCATGTAGGTGATCTACTGAGCAGCATCCGAATGCGTGAGCCCGCTACCGTAGTGGTTACGGGCGGTGAACCGTTGCTGCAGGCCGAGGGGCTGTATGAACTGATCAGTCATGAATGCAGCCAGGTGGACTCCTATATACACTGGCACCTGGAGACCAACGGAACGCTGCCATTGAGTACGCCCAAGGCATTTGATTGGATTACAGTCAGCCCCAAGCCACCAGACTACATGATCCATGACAGTGTCTGGCCTCACTGGGACGAGCTCAAGATTGTAGTTGATGGGCCTGAAGCAATTGAAGTCGCGGAGATGTTTGCTGAGCGCGAAGTCAATCCAGTGATCCAGCAGCCCATCATCCTTCAGCCTGTGAGCAACGATCCTGAGATGATTCAGTTGGTTGTTGACTACCTTACAGAGAAACGTGATTGGCGCAGGCGCTGGCGCTTGGGAGTTCAAATGCATAAGTACATAGGAGTAGAATGATGATATACAGATTGGAGTTGGAGCACCACTTCGATGCGGCACATTACCTACCGGACCATCCAGGTAAGTGTCATCGTCTACACGGGCACAGGTGGGAGGTAAAGGTCGTCATCCAAACCACTAAGCTGAATGAGGCCGGTATGGTGGTGGATTTTGGTGCTATCAAGGACATCATCGACGAGCTCGATCACCGATACCTGAACGAATCCATGGATAACCCTACAGCCGAGCATATTGCTGAGGGTCTATGGCAACAGATCACTCTCCGGAAACATGATATGTGTTTGGTTGGAGGGGATGAAGCCGTATTGGTGACTGTTCAGGAATCTCCTGGCTGCAGCATTACTGTCGGTGATACCTGTGACTTCATGACAGTGGCGGAGGGATGCTAATGGGTAGCGTGAAGCAGTTGAGTGACTGGTTGGAGGAAGTACGAGTGGCTGTACCACTGGAGACTCCACAACGTATTGTGGATATGTACTACGAGTTCTTCGTCCCTCCGCACCAGTACGAGAAGCCACCATTCAAGTTCACCATGTTCCCGAATGAGGAGGGTATTGATGACTTGGTGATTGTCAAGGACATCCACTTCTTCTCAATGTGTGAGCACCACCTCATTCCATTCTTTGGCACAGCCCATGTAGGGTATTTGCCCCATGAGAAGATCGTGGGCTTGTCCAAGATACCCAGAGTGGTGGACTGGTACGCTCGTAGACCACAGCTGCAGGAGCGACTCACAGCCCAAATCGCTGACTTCATCAGAAAAGAACTACGGCCCAAGGGCGTCATCGTAGTGATTGAAGCCAGGCACCTATGCGTGGCTATGCGTGGAATCAAGAGTATTAACGCAATTACCGTTACTAGTGCATTGCGCGGCGTGTTTCTTGCACAGCCCAATGCGCGCCAGGAGTTCTTCAGTTTGATAGGGAGGTAACAATGCCAGTTACATTTTTCTGGACGACATGCCCAAGATGCATGGCATTACGCAAGTACGTCCTGGTGGAGATCACACCTGAGGGTGTCGGCATTTACAAGTGCAGTGTGTGTGGACAGGAGGTAATGAGATGAAACTGTTTAACGAGGAACGTGAAGTGTTGGCCGCTCTACTTGAAGAGTGGTATGCAGAGATGAAGACGGTAACCGAGGAGGCGAACGGTGTCTTCAGGGAAAAGGCCAAGCAGTATGACAAGGATTCCCCAGTATGGGAGCGTATCTACTGGCCGAATGGTTTCGTACAGGAACTGCGCAAGAAGACTGATCGTGTTACGCAGTTGCTGGCTCATGAGCCCGGTCCTCTCTGGGATGATATTGCCGAAGAGCTGATCGACATCATGAACTACTCAAGAATGTTTGAGGCTCTGAACCGGATGTTGGTGAAGAGGGATGGTTGAATTCGCCCCAGTCCTTCCACCAGAACTGTATCCGATCTTCGACACGGGCAAGTACCACCTGGTGCAGGCGCATATGATCAAGCATAACCGCCGCATTCGTGAGTGGTTTGCGTATCGCGTTGGAAGGGGGCATGTGGTAATCCTGGATAACGGTGCCTTCGAACTGGGTGAGCCGGATATCACTTCCCTGTTCTGGGTAGCGCGTGCGATAAGGCCAACAATCATCGTCTGTCCAGATATGTACTGCGACGCACTCAGGACTTTCAGTCTATTCACTCAGTACCTGGATGTATGCGCAAGGCATGCACAGGGTGTGATGATGGTTCCGCATGGTGACTGCACTGACCAATGGGTTGAATGTGCCGCAAGAATGCTCCGCTACGTGGAGTGCGTTAAGCCAGCTACCAAGATGTATCTCGGCGTCCCCAAGGTGCTTGATAGCTACAGCCCGAATGGTAGACTGGCTGCGCTGGTTGCATTACAGCGCGCAGGGTACATCGTAACACCAAGTGCAACGCACCTGCTTGGTGTATGGAATTACCTGGTTGAGTTAGCACCATTGGTTGCAGTATACCCGGACTTGATGGGTCTTGATACGACACTACCAGTCGCTCGCGCACTTGCACCTGCAGGCGAGGACACCGGTAAATGTAAACTGAACCACGAACACTGGAAGCTCACGGAGGATCAGATCGAATGGTCACAACGCCAGCGAATCAAGAGCAACATACTACAGGTGAGGCTGATGCTCGACCAGTGGTGCCGGGCTGCGATTGCGCCAGCTGTCCTTACCGAGATAAGCCTGTAGTCAGGGGGCACGGATCACCACCGGAAACAGCGCGAGCCGTCATCGTAGGCGAGTCACCAGGCCACAACGAGGCACGTGTTGGTAAGCCGTTTGTAGGCCAGTCCGGCAGACTGATTCGTACACTGCTCAGGTATGCCGGCTTTGATACGCCCATGCCCCCACACCCACTCACCAGACAGGCAGTTGCCCAGATGCCCACAGGTGATGTGTACTACACAAATGCCGCCCTGTGCCTTCCGCCCCGTGCAGACGCTGAGACCTACAAGACCAGCGACGCCAAGAAGAAGGCAGCCATATGCTGTAAGAGTCGTCTTTATGATGAGATTAGGCCATACGCCAACCTCGGCGTACCCATATGCGCTACTGGTGGTGCTTCGTGTCTGACCCTTACAGGTAGTGATGAGGTCACCAAGCGTCGTGGGAAGTGGTTCCAGAAGGGTAAGGTGCTTGTGACCTGGCATCCTGCATACATCCTGAGGCAGCCAGTTCGTGTTGGAGACCTTGCACGTGATATGCAGAAGCTGGCTTATGGTAAGCCGCGCTACGAGGATATACCCGATGCCGATATCTGGGTGGTTGATACGCCGCTGGGGATGGAGGTATTCACCAGTGAGCTAATTCGCATGGCACAGGCCGGAGTCATTGAGGACAACGTAGTCTGCTTCGATATTGAGACTGACAACATCGACTGGCTAAGGGATAAAATCTTATGCATCTCATTCTCGTGGGATACAGATATTGCTGTGATTGTAGCTGAAGAACTGCTCTACACCGAACATACGACTGAATGCCTTATCCGGTTGTTCGATAAGGATAATGGCATCAAGTGGGTCGGTCACAATGTGAAGTTCGATATGAGGTTCCTACGCTACCAGTTGGGTGTCCACAATATGCAGGTGACCCACGACTCGCTTCTTGCTGACTACATCCTGGACGAGAATCGGATGCATGCTCTCAAGGAACTGCTAGGTGAGCTATTCGATATACCCGACTACGAGGTTGGTCTGGTGCTGAAGTACCTCAAGAACAAGAACGACATGTACAGTAAGGTACCACGCCCACAGCTCTACCACTATGCGGCATACGACACCGCGTATACCCTCTACCTGTGGCGCCATTTATTTAAATTACTGGTGGCTGAAGGACTCTATGAACAGCCGTACCTATATCCCGTCATGGCAGCACAGGGGCCATTCCTGGACATCGAACTCCATGGAATGCGTGTTGACAGGGTAGCACTCACCAAACTGTCAAGGCGACTGAGGCATAACCTGGATATACTTCAAAACACTATGGAGGATATGTGTGGACGGGATTTCAATCCGAACTCGTACCTTCAGGTGGGTAGGATCATGTATGGGCACTACAAGATGCCCAAGTACAAAGCCCGGACCAAGATCGGTTGGTCTACAGCAGCCGCATTCCGGCTGATGATTAAAGCACACTACATCGAGCAGGGTAGGACAGTTGACGAGTGTGAGCCATACAGATGGATCATGTTGTACACCCAGTGGAAGACGCTTGAGAAGCTACGCAACTCGTACGTGGATAATATGATGAAGTGGATTGATGAGAATGAGCGGGTACATCCAGACATCCTGGCCTATGGCACTGAGACTGGTAGGCCATCTGTACGTAATCCTGCGCTTCAGACTATCCCACGCACAGGCACGGGTGAGGCGGCTGGCGAGATTTGGGGTAAGTTCATCAAGCGCTGTTTCGCTGCACCTGAAGGATTCAAAATTCTACAGGTAGACTACAGCCAGGCAGAGTTACGCACAGCTGCGTGGATGTCCCGTGACCCATTCCTAATGGGATGCTACCATGATGGCCGCGATATCCATGGAGAGGTGGCTAATTTGTGGTTCCCGGGATGGAATGAGATGAGTGACACGGATACCATGATGACCGCAACCGGAACCAAGGACAAGAAGACGTTGCGTGTTGAGTCCAAGAAGGGCGTGTTTGCCCGCGTCTACCTGGGAACCGAGCATGCCATTGCCGGAATTCTTGGCATCGCGCCAGCACAGGCCAAGCCATACCTGAAGGCGCTTGATACACGTTTAGCTGGTCTGGTTAGCTGGGAGCATGAGCAGTTCGCCCACATGCAGAAGTATGGGTATGTTGCGTCGTTAACAGGACGACGCCGCAGGTTCCCACTCATCACTCGGAACAATACTGATGACGCCCGTAAAGCCGCTTGTAACGCCCCTGTGCAGGGCATGGCCTCAGACCTTACATTGATGAGTATGATCGATGTACATAAGTGGCTAGGCGAACATCCTGAACTGAACGATGTACATATACTCATTACAGTTCACGACTCCATCATCCTTGAAGTTCCCGATGGTCTGGTGGATTATATCGCCAGGAACGTGGTACGGATCATGGAGGCTACTGGCAAGAAGTGGATGCCTGAGATGGTCTGGAAGGCTGATGCAGAGTGCGGGGACAACTGGGGCGATTTAGTGGAATTAGAATTTTTGCTGGAAAATCCCTAAGTCCCCAGACTGTCGCGGAGGTGGTAAGATGCACCCTAAAAACGTTCCATACGTTGTATTGATTGCGATACTGTTAGGAGCACTACTGGTATCTACCTACGTCATAGTAGATAGCCAGGAGGCAGTAGGATGCGTAGCCATTGGAACCATCCTTGGAGCATTCATTGGCTGGCTCATGACTTCTAGTCAGAGAGACGTCCTACCCACTGACCAGCTGAACCGCGCACTGGAGAGTGTACGGAGTGCTCTGGACGCACACATGACTGCACATGAGGTGCAGCCATATGATCCTGCTTCAGTTGGAGCCCAGTTGACGATGCTTACTAGTGAGATCAGTCAGTTGGACTCCCTCATTCGGAGCCGGATTGTGAAGAAGAAGCATTCTTCGTCTTAAACCAAAACGTCATTACCATGCTGGTGAGTGCCGCCAAGAGTGGTGGAATCTCACCAGCTGGTTCACTACGAAACACCGGAACCAGCCACATAGCACCGCAGATGCCGAGGAGCAGGATTGTTGCTCCACCCTGCATAACAACGCTCTTGCCAAACAGTCGTAGAAACTCTTGTCCGAAGTTGAATGCACGCTTTGTCATTGTTAGCCTACCTTTGCTATCCATACTGAGTTATATGCAGTGGTATTAGCACCAGCCGCACGGATATTCCTCAAGACACCACCATGATTGGTCACATATGCCTCGATGAAGTCCCCTGTACCATTCAAGTAGATGAGACCGCCTACATTCATGCCGAAGTAAGTCCCCGTAGCGTCATCCTTCGTCCACGCAAAGATGTGAGCTAGATTCTTCATTAGCCACAGACTCACATCATCCCCAGCTGCTGTATCCAGCCATTGCACATTGGCTCCCACCATATAGTACCCTGATGTGGACGGAGTGAATCTGGTTGGAGCACCACCCACCCAGTTGTTACCTATATCGAATATCTCTGTCGTCAGGGATAATGCAGCGTTGGCTCCGCCACCTACAGCCTGGCCTGCATTGCGATATACCAAGGCAGTCACTGTTGCTGCAGCTGATTCCTGTACCGCAAGCATACCCGTAGGGGTCTTGTAGTAGATGATCTCATTGTCTACATCAATGTAGTATGCCAGTGGAGCCACACTCTTAAACGTTCCCAACGAGTCAACCAGGGGACGCCGAGCCGATGCCAGTATCTTTACCTCGTTAGCGGTGAGCACGCGGTCGAAGACTGCAAACTCTGCGAAGTTGAAGCCTGCCTGATGGCCCTGCGCAAGATCTGTACCGAGATTCCACTTATCCAGAAGCGTAGGTGCGGCATAAGTGAGAGCAGTGTAGTCGTTGCTCTCGATACCATCGACGTAGACGATCATCGTATCTGCCGCAAAGTCGATGGTCCACACCAGGTGTATCCAATCACCTGCTTTGAATGTCTGCGCTGCGGAAATTAAGGTCTTCGTGCCTACGTTGCCCACATCTATGGATAAATAGAATTGATCTGGAGTAGGATGGTAGTAACCGACGATGAAGTTACTACCTGGAGCAGCTGCCTGCCAAGTACCGAAGAGATAGTTGGAGACAGCTTGTGGCCAAACACCATCGGCATCGTAAAGTGCTTGAACCCAAAACGAGAATGTCAGGGTGCTATTGTCGTTGATTAGTCCAGTGTAGTCATCCAGGTCGACTTCTGTCTTTGTCCTAGTACTGGTGCTGAGATGTGCTGCCCCCGTCCAAGCATAACCAGTTCCCAAGCTACCATCACAGTACGAAGTATGGTAATCTTGTAGTTCTAACTGTATCCCGTCAAAATAAGCGATTTCACCAGCAGCATAGTCAGTATATATATAGAGATTAAGACCCGTGCGGTCAGCCTGGACAATGGTCCAAGTGAGAGCTGGAATCCTCTGCCATCCACCCGTAAGGGTTAACCAGTCACCATAAACACCTGCCGCGCCAGCTGCACCACCGGTTTCCAGTATGCGGAAGTGCACTTGCTGTCCTGCGACACCTCTAACCCAACCAGTAGCAGTATAGTCGTTCCCTTGAGGGATGGGTGCACCTGTGACGATATTAGTGTACCTGATGTACTTAGACCCTCCGTTCTCGGTAAGTCTGATGCTTGCCTCACCAAATCTGGCAAAGTCCGTACTCCGTGCTGCTAGGTCCCCTCCCGCTGTGCCCCACCCAGTCAGGTCGATCTCGAATGATGGGTTGGGGCAAAGATTCGTGGTAGCTTCCTCGATCACCAACCCCCGCGTATCCAGCCAAGCACCATGCTCCCAGTGAATGGCCCCCGTAACTGTTGCGTAGTCATGCCTGGAAGTCATCCAACGATAGATAGCATCCTTGAGCCAGATGTCAGAGTCATTATTGAGTAGGAGTAGTCCCTCCTCATCAAACAGGAATGGTGTGAGATCATCCCAATCAATGCCGTCGAGTGTACCACTATCCTCTGCCCAGTGGACCTCACCACGCCAAACAGTTGAACCTGTTGTGGTACGGGAGCCTGTAATGTGACCATTGAAGATGGTAAGATTGGCGGCAGAGATATCACCATCTATATACGATGTCTGTACCAGTAAGTCTCCCTCCACTCCCCCATCAATAACGTCACCATGCAAGTAGCAGTTAGATAAACTCGTTGAGGCATTGAGCCCGTTCATGGTGATATTGCCATCGAAGTAGATTCCATGCCAGTATGTAAGGTACTCGATAGTATGGTTACCTATAATTCTTACAGCGAAATCGTTTATTGTTATAGGCGATGGGCCAAGGTGCGGCCAGGCCACAAAGTGCATACGATAGGTCGCACCTGTCGTGAGGTTCTCATTGTAGGTACCTGCAGGAATGAGAATGATCTGGTCGTGGGCGGCTACCGCATTGATGGCCAGCTGGATGGTGGCATACTCGGTAATGGAGCCAGTAACTACATCAAAGAGGACTACATTATCGAAGAGCAGACTAATAGTGGCATTTCCACCAGCACCACCATCCGTAAGGGCCAACCAGTCGCCTACCGTGAGAACACGCTCATCAGTCAAGTCGGCATCCAGCGCCATTGTGACGTACTCGGCATCTAATGGAGCGCCTGGGTCAATGATTCCAGTGGCCCCACCAGCAGACAAGACCTCATAACGATTGCCGTCACGGAAGTGGATTACTGTAACTACATCAGCTGGAGCCAAACCAGGAATATTGCCCCTGTAGAACACATCCTGGTGCTCGCGGTCACGGAGAGACACTCTGATGTATCGAGGCAGTGCACCTACAGCATACGGGTCCATATTCTGGACTATGCAGCCCGAAATAATCTCATCAATGCCCAGAACTTCTGGTGCTGTAGAGAATAACGTTTCGATGAGTTCCGCGATTACTTGTTGGGTAGTCAGATCAGGCGTCCAGCTCATACGCTCTCCGCCTCCAGAGTGAATGTACTACGGCCACCAAACTGTGGATCAGGCACCACTGTAATATCATGTATCCAGAACTTCTTGTCTGACCAATCGAAGTGGACTCCATTGGAAGTGGTGCCTGTGTAGGTGATCTGTATGCGATCCATCAATTCAAAGAGAAGTCCGCACAGGCCAGGGGCAGTCCATCGGACAGTGAAGTCACGATTCTCAAACTTGAACTTACGCTCAGCCCATAAATCCAGCGCAGCCTGTTCATTACACCGGATGCGGGAGATGTTCAATACATTTCCATAAGTGAATGTTGGAGCCGCTGGATAGTCTGAATGTAGCGTATCACCCTCATCGGTCACTGCGTGCAGCCTGACTTGGCGTAGCACACTGGCCTCACGCATGTCCACAATAGGCTTCCCCACGCTGAAATCCTCATCGAAAGTCATCACAGCAAGAGGCAATGCAACTTGATACATTGGATGGGGCTGGTAGAATAGCACATCAGACTTATCAAAGACAATCTCATAGAACTCATTATGGGCCATCTCCCGAAGGCGAGTCCATAGATTATCAGTCTCACGAACAATATAGGCATCGGTATCCGCACTGGCTGTGATCTCCAAGTTATCCAGAGCTATCCATCCGTGCGGATTCTCAGTTGGATGGTACACCATATTGGTATGAGCTACCCAGTTGGGACCGATATCATTACAGGTATCATAGTAGCCCAGGATATGCTTAACCAACTTACCGATGGTCATTGTATGGCCCATCTCTTCAGCAGGACATTCAGTGCCATCATCACTGAACTGGTGGTAGTGAGTTCTAGCATCAATTTCCATGAAGCCAATGCCCTGCAGCCAACCACGCCTCAAGAAGCCATCAGAAGTCTGGGCTACCATATCGGCAATACTACCCACACGATCAAAAGTGGCCCGCACAGGCAGAACCCAACCATTGAACGCTAGGCGCTCAGAGCCTGGGCAACCACCGAATGCCCCACGCCACTTGAGTACCAGATTCTGCCAAATGGAGAACATGTCAGTATCACTGAGCGCCTGGAATCTACATTCCCATCCACCACGCTCAAGGTTGGCGTTTATCTGGGTGATCTTAACATCCTGAACCACTTCCATCAGCCCACCACCTGAATGGATACGATGTTCACAGCTGCAGCCTGCGTACGGCGGTCAATCCAGTTC